TTGTTTAATTTTTTCTTTAAACATAATTTGCACTTAGTTCTAAAATTTCATATTTTTCTTAAAGAGTTATTAGGTACTAGTATCTTATATTAATATATTATATTATTACTAAATAAATAAAGTAAATTAATTAGTTAATAAATATGAAAACTAAAGAAGTTATACAGACTAAACTTGAAAGAATTGAAGCTAAAGCTAAGAAGATCGGTTATCACATAAGACTAGAAGAGTATAATGAAGCCTTTGATATGGTTCAAAAGATACTCGATGACACTGCAGATATACAGACGTACCTTAATAGAGAGACTCAAGACTAATGGAAGCCGAACAGATTTCTAAAAATTGGGATAAGCATTTAGCTATAATAGAAAAATTTATTACCGATGACAGGAAAGAACAGATACTCTCTATGTTAGAAAAATTAGAGGATAAAATGGTGCTTGCCCCTGCCTCCGGTAAATCTCATTTCCATAACGCTTTTGCTGGCGGTTATATAGATCACGTTAATAGAGTTGTTCAATGCTCCCTTATGACTAGAGACTTATGGATGAAGATGGGAGCAGATATAAATTTTACTGAGGAAGAGCTTGTCTTTTCCGCTTTATTTCACGATTTAGGTAAAGTAGGAGACGGAGAGGTAGAAGGTTATATTCGTCAGAACGACCAATGGAGACAGAAAAATCTTAACGAACAATTTACGCCCAATAAAGAATTACCGTTTATGTTAATTCAAGACAGATCTCTATATATACTTCAAAAATTTGGCATTAATCTTAGCCATAACGAGTACATGGCCATTAGATTACACGACGGTATCTACGATGAAGCTAACAAAGCTTACTTTATGAGCTATAACCCAGATTCTAAATTTAGAACTAACATAGTAAACATTTTACATCAAGCAGATTACCTAGCATCTAAAGTCGAATATGACCATTGGTACAGTTCTAAGTCCGGGGATATACAGCAGGTTGTTAAAAAAACTGCTAAAGGACCTAAAAAAGTTAAAGGATCTAAAGATTTAACTAATTTTATTAAAAATTTATAATTATGTTTCTAGAAGTTTTATCTGTAAGTCTATTTATTATTCTATCTATTAGTATTTACACTATAGTAAATCTTATGAAGAAACTAGAAGCTCATGAAGATATTCTAGAAATTCAAGATAAATACTTACTTAATATATCTACCGCCATCATAGAAGGAAAGAAACACATTGATATGTTAGATCAAAGAGGAATATTTCAAGCAGATGACGAAGTAGGAGTCTTTTTCGACGCAATAAAGGTTGTACAAGATAATTTAAACCTTTATATAAGAGACGTCGATAATGCCGAGAAAAAAGAAGAATAACCAATACTGGCCAAGAGAAGTAGACGATTATATTATAGCTTACAACACTACTAATGATGTGAATGAAAAAGCTAAAATCTTTGAACGTCACTTACACTACCCTTTCTATAAGCTTTCAGAAAACATTATACATACCTTTAAGTTCTACTATACCGATGTAGACGATGTAGAAGATCTGAAACATAAGATTATAGCTTTAGTTATAGAAGAAAAGATAGACAAATTTGATCCTTCCAAAGGAGCTAAGTCTTATTCCTATTTTGGTACTATTATAAAAAGATGGCTTATTAACTACAATAATAAGAACTACAAAAAACTTAAAAAGAAAGGTACGTTTGATGAATACGAACAGGATATTCAACCACCAGATGAGATTCTTCATGCTGATGCTTTATCTTTATCGCAGTTTTTTGATGAATACATAGAGATAATGTATGAAGAACTTGATGAATTATTTTTCAAGGAAAAAGATAAACAAATAGCGGATGCTATATTAAAATGCTTTACCCATAGATCGGGTCTTCCAGTGTATAAAAAGAAAGCACTTTATATTTTTATTCGAGAACAAGTACCAGATTGCAAAACTCCCCACCTGACTAGAGTTATAAAAATTCTCAAAGACAGGTACTATGATCTATATAACTCAAGATACGATACCGGGTTAGTATATAGATAGAATATATATCCCTGTTATATTTATAATAAAAAACCATGGGATTTGAAACTGAAATATTTAACGGTAAATCTCTATCAGACCTTTTTTCTGAGATATACGATAACTCTCGTAAGAAAGATAAGCAAATTTCTGCTTTAATCTCTGAACTTAAGCCACTTATCGAAGATGTAGGAGACGCCACTCTGGTAGTACCAATGATTAAAGAGTACCTCGAAATAGGAGTTAAGAATGACGAACAATTAGTTAAGATAGCCACTATAGTTCAAAGACTTGAAACATCTATTCAAAAGAGTTCTGGAGATTCAGATTGGTTCGACTCAGAGGAACTTCAAGCTTTACTGGCTGATGATACTGTAATAGAAGAGAAAATTGAATCCGTACAACAAGAAATGGACTCTGAAGAGGATTTAGAAGATGGTATATAATCCTACTATAGGAGGTATATTAAATACTATAAAGAAAGAAACTACAGATCTATCAGAAAAATCTATTTTCGGTAGAGTAGTACAAATAGTTCTTGATGAAACCTCTATAGAAAGTGATTTATATAATAATTTAGGAAGAGAAAATAGTTTAAATGGTATTTTTTATAGAAATATTTTAGAGAGCAGTATAACGGAAGAAGAGGACTTTGATTTTTCTACATTACCTTTTGCTTACTGTGACAACTCAACAATAAAGAGAATACCCGTCAAAGGGGAGATAGTCGAAATAACCTTTAAGCCATCTAGTACCCTAGGTGGAGGAAATTATCCATTTGCTGCATATTACAGTTTTCCTTTAAATATCTGGAATAACGCTCACCACAACGCTTTACCTGATACTAAAGTAGATATTACAGAAATTGATTTCGGAGAAAGTATCAAAGAGCAGGAAAGAATAGCAACTCTTCAAGCTTTTTCAGGCGATGTACTACTTGAAGGTAGGTTAGGGCAGAGCTTAAGATTTTCAGGCTTTAATCATCCTCGTAGTATACTTACTACAGATACTAATATAAGCTCTCCTTATGCTATATTAAAAGTTGGTCAAGACCCAGAATACGATGACTTACAGTCTTATGTGGAGGATATAAATAAAGACCTTAATTCCATATATATTACAACTAATCATATAGTTCCAATAGAGAAATCGATCTCTAAGCAAAATACTTTTAGAGATACTCCTCCGTTAGATCTCAATAAGTTCCAAAATAATCAAATAGTTTTAGATAGCGGTAGAATAGTCTTACATGCTAAACAAGATAGTATATTTCTAAATTCGTTAAACTCTATCTCTTTCGAAAGTACTACTATAAATCTAGATTCTACTGAATACTTATCCGTTGATGCACCTGAAGTTTATATAGGTTCGAACGCAGTAGAACCAGCAGTTTTAGGTGATTCCACTGAAGCTCTTTTAAGAAAGGTACTAGATCTACTAACTGAAATAGGTACTCAATTTACCAAAGCAACTACTCCTGCAACCGCCGTAGCAGTACTAGCAGGTCTAGGAGCATATATCCCAGCTCAGGTCAATACCATAGCCTCTCGTCTTAACAGTATTAAATCTAAAAAAGTTAAAGTAGAGTAATGCCGTATCAGAATATTCCAGAAACAAAATTGGACGCTTCTATTTCTAAGTTAGTAGGTAGCCTTAAAGGTACTTTTGAAGAAAACATATCTGTTAGCTTAGATGATATAAAAGTACTTTTTAGAAACGGTTGCCCAGACAATAGACAAACCAGAGAACTTTTAAGTAAGTTGAATAATATAGGTGAAACCTCAACGAATATTTCAGACAGACTAAATAGATTCAGGAGAATACCTAGCCCTCTTAGATCCGCCTCTAAGTCTATTAAAAGAGGAGTATCCGTGCTTAAAAAAATACCATTCCCTCCCTTCTTTCCAGGCGGAGTAATTTCTGATGCATTAACCCTAGTCAAGGAATTAGCCATACAACTTCAAACATCAGCCGACTCTATAGAGATTTCTATTTCACAAGCTAGTTCTCTAGAAAAACTACAGAAAGAAGCAGCAAACTTAGGGGAAAAAGTTAATATAGCACTTGAAATATGTCAACTAAGTGCTGAAGCAGGAGTTCAAGTAGATCCCGAACTCATAAACCAGTTAGTTAACGGTTCAGATTTAGAATCAAGTAATGCTCTAAAAAATCTTAATAAGGTAGTTAACGGAAACCTTTCCTTGGAAGCTGTAGAAAATGTTTCTAAAAAACTTTCTTCTGAAGTAGAGACGTTTGTAGCCAAAGACGGAAAAGTTTATAAATTAAGAGTAGTACAGGTTCCTTCCGATTTCACTAGAGCTAAAAGGATACAGGTGTTAGCAGAATCTCCAAAGGGAGAATTACTTTATAAAAGCGCTAAATCTTTTACTTCCTCTGAAGAAGTACTAAAGAAAGAAGTTAAATTCAGAATAGATAATTCACAAGTTTAAGTAAACCATATTTATTAGTATGAAGGTAAATCAATTAAAAAATATTATTAAAGAAGCAGTACGAGAAGCAGTACGAGAAGAGATTAAAGATATTCTTAACGAAGCAGTCCTTACTTCCTCTACACCTGACGTAAAAACTAGTAGGAAGCCTACGGTAAATAAATCAGTCAAGAAGCCTGTCAAGTCCGGCGACCCTATTTTGGAAATGCTCAATATGACTCAACAGTCAATGACTAGAGAAGATTTTAAAAATGTTACTGGAGGTAGTATACAACCAGGAATGGAATCGATAAATTTTAACACCAATTCTATACCTCTACCTACTCCTGCTACTACACAACCAGGTCTAGACATCAGTCAGTTAGGTTTTGTTAATAAAGCAGCAGCAGTTTTTAATAAGTCAGTAGAAAAAGATAAGTTTAAAGTAGGTGGATAATGTCCTATAATGTAAAACGTATTAACCCGCTAGATCTGCAGCCTAGAAAAGCTATTGGAGTTGCTTTACCTTTTTCAGGACCGGCTGTTTTTACTTCTACGTATCTATCTAAAGACGCTATTAAAACTAATTTAATTAACCTCCTCCTAACAGGTACCGGAGAAAGATATTTTAACCCTTCTCTTGGTTCTGGTTTGAGAAGTTTTATATTTGAAAATATTAATGAGGCTAGCTTACTAAGGATAAAAAGTGAAATTAGAGAGAGTATAGAAGTTTATTTTCCTACTCTAAGGATACAAAACTTAGAATTAAAAAGCGAACCTGATACTAATTCAGTAATATTGTTTTTAAAGTATACAATAATAGATACAGATATAGAAGACGAAATTACAATAAATGTAGAGTAAAATGGCCCAAGAAAGAGATATAAAGTATATTAATAGAGAATTTAGTGATTTCAGAAGTCAATTGATTGAGTTTTCTAAAAACTACTTTTCCGATACGTTCAACGACTTCTCTCCTACCTCTCCAGGTATGATGTTTATAGAAATGGCATCTTACGTTGGTGATGTACTTTCTTTTTACCAAGACACTCAATTACAGGAAACCTTTCTTCAACATGCTAAAGACCCAGGTAACCTTTATAGTTTAGCGTACATGATGGGATATAAGCCTAAAGTATCTAATGCATCTGAGGTTGAGCTCGACATCTCCCTAACTGTAGCAGCTTCAGGTTCAGCTCCTAATATTCGACCAGATTTCACGGAAGCAGGTTCACTTGAACAAAACTCCACCCTGAAAGCCCAAACGAACTCAGCTACCGAATTTGTATTACAAAAAACTGTTGATTTTAACTTCTCAAGCTCCTTCGACCCAACTATAGTTTCAATAACCGGTCTAGATGTTAGTAATAATCCTACCGAATTTACCTTGACTAAAAAAGCCAAAGCTTTTTCATCTAAAGTTATTACTAAGACCTTTTCATTTGATACAGTAGAGAAGTTTAAAACTATTACTATTGAAGATGATGATATAATAGGTATACTAAGTATAGTTGATGAGAACGATAATACATACTTTGAGGTACCATTTCTTGGGCAGGATACTGTTTTTACTGAAGCCGCTAACGGGAGCAGTGATAGCAATGTAGTTCTTAATAGCTTATCGCTACTTAAAGTACCTAGAAGATTTGTTACTAGATTTAACTCTAATGGGAATCTACAAATACAGTTTGGAGCAGGCATTACCGGAGATACCGACGATGAAATAACCCCTAATCCACTTAATGTTGGAATGGGAACTGCTCAAGGTCTAAGTAAGATAGATATTGCTTACGATCCGTCTAACTTTTTATTTACTCAAGCATATGGCTTAGCTCCTCCTGCAGGAACCACTCTAACAGTTAAGTACCTGAAAGGTGGCGGCATATCCGCTAATGTACCGTCAGGAACTATAACTAGTTTTATTTCAGCACTAACTACACCTGATACCGGTGCTTTTAGAAACAGGTTAAGCGTTACTAACTCCCTACCTGCAGCCGGTGGAAAAGACGGAGATTCAGTTGAAGAACTAAGACAAAATTCCTTGAGAGCTTTCAACGAGCAAGGTAGAGTTGTATCCCTTAAAGATTATGCAATAAGGGCATTAAGCTTACCACCTAGACTAGGGTCTCTCTCTAAAGCGTATGCCATCCAAGATCAGTTGACTAATACCAATAGTAGCGACGATTCTTTAATAGACAGTAATCCACTCTCTATCTCACTCTATACTCTAAGCGAGGATATAAATGGAAATCTAGTAACAGCTTCAACTACCTTAAAAGAGAATCTAAAAAAATACCTATCACAGTATATAATGATAACTGATTCCGTAAACATAAAGGATGCCTTCATCGTCAATATAGGCATACAATTTGAGATTTTACCTCTACCTAACTTTATTGGCAGAGATGTACTTTTGACTTGTACTAATAGATTGATCGATTATTTTGATATCTCAAAATGGTCTATTAACCAGCCAATTAATTTTTCACCCATCTACACTCTTTTAGATAAAGTAAGAGGGGTACAATCCGTGCAAAGCTTTAGAGTATTAAACAAATCAGGTACTATAAGTAACAGAATTTATTCTGAATACACTTATGACGTAGAAGGAGCTACTAAAGGTAATATTGTTTACCCTTCATTAGATCCTAGTATTTTTGAAGTGAAATTTCCTACTCAAGACATTCAAGGTAGAATAACGGTACTATAAAATGGCAATTTATAAATTATTTTCCGAATCAGATGCTTTCGTAATAAGCGATAGCCCTACTGCTAATACTGGTAAAGACGAACTACTAGAAATCGGAGGGTTTCAGAATAATTTTGGACTTGGAAGTACTATAAGGAGTTTAATTAAATTTAATACTTCTCAAATACAGGGATTAGTCAACAACACTATTGGATCTGGTAATTGGATTTCAAACTTAAGCGTATTTAAAGCTTTCGCTTATGAAGTTCCTATTTCACACAGTATCTACGCATACCCGGTAGCTGCAACCTGGGACAACGGTATAGGAAAATTTCAAGACTTCCCAATAGATACCTCAGGAGTTAGTTGGAAATTTAGAAGAGCAAGCTCTAATAACGAATGGCCAACCTCTTCGTTTGCAGTTAATACAACTGGTTCTGACGTAGCTGGCCAAAGAGGAGGCTGTACTTGGTTTACAGGTTCAGGCGGAGTAGATTTAGAAGCTGAACAAGAATTTGCATTAAACGAGTCGTTAGATCTTAATATAAATGTTACCAATGCAACTAAATTATTTTACAGTGAATCAATAGATAATAACGGCTTTATACTTAAATTACCTGATAGCTTAGAATTTAACACGTCTTCATCAATTAGGTTCTTTTATTTTGGATCTGATACCAATACAATTTATCCCCCTTCCCTAGAATTTAAATGGGATGATAGCTCTTACGTAACCGGCAGCTTATCAGTACTCGATAATAGTCAAGCACAAATAAATATAAAAAATAATAAAGGCGAGTTTAAAGACGAAGGTAAACAGAGATTCAGACTTTTTGCTAAACCTAAATATCCTGTTAGGACTTTTACAACTTCTTCCGTATATTTAACTAACTTCGCTCTTCCGGAGGCTTCATTCTGGGGACTAAAAGATGAACACTCTGAAGATATGGTAGTCAATTTTGACACAAGTTATACTAAGATAAGTTGTGACAGTAGTGGTCCTTTTTTCGATGTTTATATGAATGGGTTACAGCCGGAAAGATATTATAGAATTTTAATTAAAACAACATTAGATGGAAGTACTACAGTTGTAGATAACGGAAACGTATTCAAGGTAGTAAGAAATGGCTAAGGTTGATCTTAGAAAAACGGTTTACAATAAGACACAATTCGATAAAGTTGTTGGAGGTAGAGATTTTAAAACCTTCACTTCTATTATTGCTGAACAAGATATATTTACTGTAGAAGATTTTTTTAGAGAATACGAAACTCTTTTTCTTACCATACCGATCAACGGTAATACAAATTCACATGAATTTATAGTTCGAAAAAGCGGCGAACTAGTAGGCTTTCAGAGATCTACTGAAGATATACAACCGTTACTTGACGAAATAACTTCATTACGCGAACAACTCTTAGAAGCACGTCAAGAAATAGTTGACTTACAAGTAGGCGATATAAATGAAGACTCATTAAAAGATCAGTTTCAAGACATACTACAAGCTCTTTCAGAACCTATTGAATTACCAGACATTATACTTCCAGATATTAACATAGATATAAATAATGAGGAAGAAGAAAAAGACGATCCTGATAGGCTTCTTCCTAAGCCTAAAGATGACGTAATTATTGTGTCTATCGACGCTGATAAAACAGTTAATCGAGGTTCTGTCAACGTCCTTGAAAACGATGCCGACGCTTTCGGTAATCCGGTAGTTTTCGAAGGTATAAAAGATGCACCAAAGTATGGTAAAGTGGAGGTATTAGATGTAGACGAAGGTATAGTTCAATATATTCCTAATCTTAGAGCACCTTCCGGAAATAAAGCCGACCAGTTTACCTATACTATCTCTGATAAAGAAGGTAGAACTGAAGTTGGTACAGTGTTTATAAACATAACCAACAACGCCTTACTAGTAACTGAACCTGGAGCTGACACTATAACAGTTGATATAATAGTTGATGACCCTAGTAATCCTAATAACTCATATATAGTTGAAGGTGGTATAAAGAACTTATTAGATAATGATGAAGGTTTAGATTTAGCTTTTGATGGAATTATAAGTAATCCAAAATACGGCTCTGTAACTGTACTAGACGATCAACAAGGTATAGTAGAGTACGTACCCCGGATAGGTATCGGATCTGACAAAATAGAACTTGGTGCATACTTTACCGAAGGTGCCAACGTGGAACCAGTTACAGAAGATGAATTTTATTATCAAGTTAAAAATTTAAATACAGCTGCTAGGACTGCTACAACTAAAGTAACCGTTAGGTTCTTTATACCAGACGCAGAAACACCTCTCGGAGTTGACCCAAAGGATGAAGCAAACGGTAATGCTAACTCTGATCCTAGAGAAGACGAAGATAATAATAACAACGATACTTCTAGCGAGAACGGCTCTACAGGCAGTAACGATAGAGAACCCAATATTGCTTTTTAAAGATGGCTATTAACACCAGATACAATACTAAGAAAGGTTCTCCAGAAACTTTAATATCTTTCAATAAGATACAAGACAAGGATATACCTCTTATCCAGAGACTTGAACTCGATACAAGTTTTAACCCTTCCAAGAATAGATTAGATGTATTCTTTTACTCTCTAGACGGTAGATACCTCTCTAGTATAGTAGATTCAAAGAGCTATTCAGTAGTTAGAGGTGGAAGCACTGGGGAAGAGATAGAAGATATCACTCTTGACCCAGAAAAGGATTCTATATCCGGAGGATATCCTAACGGGGACGTTAATATCCTTTACAATTTTGTAAATAATTTATTTTCCTCGAACAATACTCAACCAAGATTTTTTATAGAGAGTATTTCACCTGATAGGACAGAAATACGAGCTCTTTCTAATGAGATTTCAAATAAAGGAGTAGTACGTAACGTAGATTTAATCAAAGAACGTATTAACTCTAATAGTTATTTTGAAGATTTTAGATTAAACTTCTCTAATAATAAGCTACCTATAGCTATTAATATAGACAGAGTAGATTTTGAAGGTAATCAAGCTGTACTAATAAAGCTCTACCAACCTCTAGCTCCTGAATTTGGAGAAAAAGATATTTTTCAAATTGAAGAATTAGTAGGTGATAGCGTTCTCTACGAAGTTATTACCGATGTTGTAGATGATTTGATCGATACCCAATTAAAACTACGTGGTCCTAATTTTGATATAGAGCTGGTAGAGGAGAATAATAATCCTACCGGTTTTTTAAACTTTACTGAATTATTTAACTTTCCAGTTAGTAATTCTTTCTACGAGGTTTATTCTCTTTTCAATGAACAAGGCTCCCAAATAAGCATTGATCATACAGATTATAATAACTTTATTCAATTCTCCTCAGCGGAGGAACGACTAAAGAATTTTAGGTATAAAGTATCGTTATTAGAGTCTTATAAAAACGATAAAGATAGTCGTACTAAATTTACCGGTAGTATTGAAGACAACATAAAAAACATAATTAACAACTTTGATCACTACGATAGGTACTTATATTTTGAAACAGGTTCTACAGCATGGCCTAAGAGTTCATCAACTCGTCCTTTTGAACTATACTCAACAGGAAGCAGTAATGTAGCAACCTGGTTTACAAGCTCTCTAGTATCAGCTTCAGCATTTGATACCTCCAATCCTGACAAGTTAACGAATTCCATACCTTCGTTCTTAAGAGACGATCCTAATAATGCTCCTTACTCAGTATTCGTAGATATGGTAGGGCAGCATTTTGATAATTTATGGATTTATACCAAGGCGGTTACTGATAAGTATGATGCTGATAATAGATTAAATTTTGGTATCTCTAAAGATTTAGTTAGGGATGCTATAGAAGGATATGGAATATCTCTTTACAATAATAACGAAGCGTTAGAGAATTTATTTTCTGCATTTACCGGAGAAGCTTATAACACAGGCAGTGAAGATATAAGCTCGTTAATAGTAGCAGTAGCAGGTTCAGGAAGCTTAACAGGTTCAGCTGGCAATGAACATTTACAGCCAATGCCTAAAACTTCATACCAAAAAGAAGTTTACAAAAGACTATACCATAATCTGCCTTTGCTACTAAAATCTAAAGGTACAGAGAGAGGACTTCGAGCGTTAATTAATTCTTTAGGTATACCTTCGGATGTTCTTAGTATAAAAACTTTTGGCGGTGGAGAAGTTACAAGTTCTATCTTCTACGGGCCAGAAAATGAATTTACAAGCTCGTTAGATAAAATAAGAATAACCAATAGCGACACAGTAACAACAGGGAGTACTTTATCTCAGTTTACTTCAGTAGTAAAGCCAGGTGCAGATTATAGTACTGACCTTCATAGTATCGAGGTAGGCTTCAGTCCGTCGGATAGCTTAAATAAGTTTATAAAAGCTCATCCTTCTATGTCGTCTTTTAATATCGACGAGTTTATCGGGGATCCCGGACTCATATATTCTAGCAGCTATTCAAGTTTGGATAATTTAGCAGAAACTGTCTTTACATCTGGTTCTTCTTATGCTAATGTGTATAATGCATTTGATTTTGTAAGATTAATTAAGTTCTTTGATAACTCTCTTTTTAGAATAGTAAAAGACTTTGTTCCTGCTAGGTCAAATGTAAATACCGGTATTATAATTAAACCTCATATTCTAGATAGAAGTAAGATTAAACAACCAGAAGTAAAATGGTCTAATCAAACTTCTCCTAGCTTTGACCATAATAATACCCTACTAGACTATACCGGTTCCAACTACACGTCTAACTTTTCTCTGGAAGGAAATATGTCTACTGCATTTATGAGCGGTAGTTCCGGAATAGATAGTGAATATACTTCTTCATATACTGAAATATATGCTAACCCGTCTGGAGGATTTCAAACGTTAACTCGGAACAACCATGACGAACCAAGCTTTACTGGAGAGTTTTCCGGAAGTATAATTAAAGCCTCAAATGGAGATTTAACAACTCAAAACACTTTTAGAAAGTTAGAACCTGAAAACTTTAGCTTTAAATATGTTCCTAGAAACGATTTTACTTCAGGCGCCAGCGTTATTACAGCTACCGGGGATATAGTTACTATAACAAGTACTAGTGGAAGTATTCAGTCTCCCTCTCCGCAAGACGGTACCGGAACTGCCATCGAAGTAAGTGTAGAGAACATAGACGACTATACCGCTGATTTTAGAATTTCCGGTGGACCTAATAATATTGGTGGACATTTAGGCGGTGCTCCTATAGCCGATTCAGCTTCGGTTAGATTTCTACCTGATGAAGATTTAGCAGACGGAGAATCACTTATTATAGACGTTACTGTTGAGTATGGTTCATCTTTTCGCATTGACGGACACAGCGGTAATTCCGATCTAGGTAAAGTAACTTTAGAGCTAGCAACCGGCTCTCTATCAAGTTTTAGCACTGTAGCATCGGTGGAGTTAAAGAGAGATACTACTACCAATCAACCAACTTCAGAAACTAAAGTAGGCACTCTTTCCTTTAACAACAGCAGCGGCGCCACTCTTGAAACCCCTGCCGGTGGTCCAGGTAGTAATAAGTATTTCTGGTTTATAAAGTATAGTTCTAATTACAATACAGTTAGTTCGCAAAACTTTTTAGATGCTCAAGTTACATATGCCCCTAGGAAACTTGTTTTTAATGATGATGCCATAACTCTCTGGTTAAGCGAAGATACAACCTCTAACTATACTGCCTCTGTAGTACAGGCTATGACAGTACCGTTGAGAAGCAGTACTAATGGTTCTATGATAGAGTACTTAAGAGAAGCATCAGAAGTAGTATTTCAATATCCAAATTATGTACCGGTAAATCATTTCGATAAAAATATATTTACTTCTTCCGTTGAAGGAGGAGCATTCAAAGTAACTTCAGAGATACTTGATAATGAAATTAATTTATCGCATATCACTAGCGCTCCATACTCTGCCTCTTTTAATCAAGTACTACCAAGCCTAGCTGCTAATCAGAATTTAGAATTTAACTTTACTGTTGATTTTCAATCTTACTTCAGTAATTACCTTAATACCTTTAATAGTATTAATACCCCATTTGTAACTGCTTCTATAAGAAATAAAAATACTAAAGTAGTTACCGGTAGCTTAAGTTTTGACGTTAAGCAAGGACAGTACCCTAACGAGCATGCAAAGTCATTAAAGTTTGAAAATAATACTGGAGCTACTTTAAATGATTTAGAATTTTACTATCAAGTAAATGTTCCAAAAGCAGATAAAGGACAAGGGGCACCTATAATAAATTTAAAAAATATATCTATTAACTATAGAGAGCCTAGCGTAGTTTTTAATAGAAGTAGAGTATTAAGCTCTCAGAAACTATTAGATACTTTCTACTTAGATATAGCTCCTGATATTGAGGTATTTTCAGGTTCGTTAACTTATTTTGTCCCATCTTCTAATTTTTTCAAAGTAGGATTTTTAACTGGAGAAAGTGAATTATTTAAATTTAATGACTATGCTCCCATTAGCAGTAACGTAGACGCCCTACGTCGTTCATCTTTAAGATTGAAAGTAGAAGACAACACTCTTAGTGCTACTAGAGGTAAGTTTCAAAACTTTTTGGTACCATCTAATTTTGAAATTATTTCCTCTAGCATAGCTAATGGAGTAGAAGGTCTAGATAAAAGACTTTTTGCTGAATTGCAAGATTCTAATTACTCTTTAACAAGTTGGAAGAACGGCAGGTACGACGGCTCTCTTACTAGTAATAGAAGACGCGGAGTAAGAGTATTAGGACAAGAGCCATCTTTAACTTTTGATAATTTTAATAGTTTTAGCTTTCCATTATCAGCATCCAATGATGAGATAAGAGGATTTTATTCTACATTTGAAGATAGCGGCGGAAGCGAGAAAGGCGATACTCTAGTTTACTACAATAAATACGAATCAAAGCTTTTAGGCGATGTCCTTTTTGGGCTAACTAACGTAACAAGTTCAAGGACTGTTAGCTCCATACCTTCGACCTTCTCTAGCGTTACAGGCACAGGGTATAGCTTTAACATTACAGGGTCTGTTTCAAGTTATGAATATAGTGGAAGTTTACAAGAACTAGTAGACGGAGGATCAGTAGAACTAGACTTTAACGTAGCATATTCATTTTTTCAAAACTCAGAAATATCTTCATCTACTTATTTACCAGATCTAGAATTAATAAACGGAGTAACTAACACTTTAATTACTAGCTCAAATCTAGCTTTTAGTGACGGTACTTTTATAAGCGGAGGTTCAGGAACAGAGACCTATAACTATAAAGTTGAATTTAAGACCGACATAGTAACCCCTGAAGCTATCTTGAAATTTAAAGGATCCTCCTTACCAGATCCTGACGCAGTACCGAACGCTAATATTAACATGAGCATAAATACTATTAAGAAAAGTAATTTTATACCGGTAAATAATCCAACTTCCGGTATAGTGGCAGAAACCCCTGAACTTAAAACCTTCTTCTATAAAGAAGTTATACCTACTCCTTCAAATCCAAACGGATATGATGCCTTAACTCAAAGAAAATTGTATAGACTTGATACAGGGCAAATATATTCAACAAACGATTTAGGAATAGTAACAAATATAGAATAATAAAAATAACATATATACCATATTTATATTATATAGTAGCAATTAAATTAAACAAAAATGGGATACTTAAATAATTCTGTTGTAACCGTAGACGCAATATTAACTAAAAAAGGACGAGAATTACTCGCCCGCGGAGACGGTTCATTCAAAATAACTCAATTTGCCTTATCTGATGACGAAATAGATTATACTCTTTATAATCCTTCTCATCCGTCCGGATCAGCATTCTACGGCGAAGCCATCGAAAGCATGCCAGTTTTAGAAGCATTTCCAGATGAAACTCAAATAATGAAGTATAAGCTTACTACCCTCCCAAGAGGTACTGCCAAGCTTCCTATTCTTAATATTGGGTACTCATCTATTTCACTTAAGCAAGGTGCTTCTTTAGCTATAACTCCTGAAACCCTCAATTACCTAGGTGCAACTAACGTATTTGAGACCGGAGGATATCAAGCTACTATAGCCGACGCACGTTTATTCGGAGGGTTTACAGGAACTGGAATTGGGTCAGCTGAAGCTACGAAATTAAATACTACCGCTACTCTAGGTACCAACGTATCCAAAACAGTAATAGGCACAAGTATCAATTTAAGAGCTACAACTGTGAATACCTTATTCGGTACTAGAACAAGTTTACAAACAACATTAACCGTAATAGGAAGAGATTCTGGAGCAAGAGTTTCCATTCCAGTTACTATTACTAAAACTAACTAAGAGACATGTCGTACAAAAGATTTGATTCCGATGATGTTATTGTAAGTGCCGAATCAGTAACTACTTCTGCCTGGAGCGGTAATGTTACGACTCTATCTTCTTTTTATACTTCATCTACTCAGTATAATAGCACTTCTGGTGATTACTATATAAATATATTTAATCAGGACCCATCCGGTTCTGGAGAAGAAATACAATTTACCGTAGGTTATGCGAATAAAGACGGTAAAGGTAGTTTACTTTTTAATAGTGCAGTAGCTGGAAAATCTCCTTCAGATACAATATACGGTCAATATAGAACGTTGGTACTAGGTGATGAAGAGGCAGACTTTACTTTCGGTTCAGGAGACAATACCTTTACTGGTACTGGTTTCTATGTTATATCAGTAGATAGAGGGAGATACAAGGAAAAGATTCTTCCTGGTAGTTTTGAACTTACTATTGGTAAAGATGCAGGTACAATTGTATTATCAGATACATCTACTTCAACCACTACTGATACATTTACGGATGCCGGAAGAGTATACGAATTAAAAGCCGATGTATCTGCTTCAGTAGCAACTTCAGGAAGTTATGGAAAACTTCTACCTGATGTAGGTATAATATTACTAAATGAGGAAGCTCTTGACGCTCCTATAGCTGCAGGAGGTCTGGCCTTAGGTACAGGTAATAATACAAATACTGACGATCGAAATTCTAAAAAACTGTATAACGCTATAGTATCAGGGTCAAATTTTAAACTATCCTCTCAAGAAACTATATCTTCTAATTTTGTATTTTCTAGGGCACGTAACAGCGAGTTTAATTATAGTACCAATCCGTCAATACTTACCGGCTCCGGGGAACTTAGACACGATGTTTTAATTGACTCTCCTGAGTCGTATATTACTTCCGTAGGTCTTTATAATGATAATCAAGACTTACTAGCAGTAGCTAAGCTCTCTAGACCCTTACTTAAAAATTCAACAAAAGAAGCGCTAATTAGAATTAAGTTAGATTACTAATGAATGAGTGCTTTCAAAAAACTCGATCGTAGGAACGTATTTACTACTGCTCACCAAGCCTCTAAAGCTTTTAGTGACTCGAGCAGCACCTCAACCTTTGGAGTTCAGTTTTTATTAGGTACCTCCGGCTCTCTTCCGGTATTTAGTACAACTACAAATAATGAGTTACGTTATCGAAGCATAAAACAGCTTTACTACTCTAACTACGTAAATGATTCTAATGTAATTACAGGATCGTTCGAAAATTATTTACAGTCCTCATTACATACTTCTGGTTCAAAAAACCTTCTTTCTAAAGCTAGCATAATTTCATATCCGAGAAGTTTAATCGGAGAAGGTATAAAACCAGGAACTATTATTTATGACATATCTGCACTAGGGAAGTACATAACAAATCAGTCTGATTATGTACTAGAAACAGATGCTGACGGAGGACTTTATATTGAAAACGGTTCCGGTACTGACCTTGGAGGGGTAATTAAAGATGATGGAGAAGGAAGACTAAAAATTGACTCAGGAACTCCTTTTGCCGTTACTACCGGTACTACCGTAGGTAATGTATTCTATAGTCACGGAATAGCCGTACTTACTAATGAAGATCTAGTTGATTTTTTTGCCGCTCCCGATAACTTAACCTTTAACTGGAAATCTTTACAATCTATATACACGCTAAACATTAAATGTAAAGTAAAAGACTCAGAACTTAATTTTTCTTTAAATCCTTCTTCGGTAAGAGACGACAACGGAAATATAGCCGATAATATTACAGGCAGCGAATTCAGGCCATACGTTACTACAGTAGGACTATATAATGATTACGGAGAACTTATTGCAACAGCTAAACTCAATCAACCTGTACCAAAATCTACTGATACGGATATGACATTTGAAATTAAACTTGATATTTGATATTTATTTATATGAGCGCCTTTAAAAAATTAAATACTGCCGACAGTTATATTTCTGTTTTTAACTCCCATAAAAATTTTTCGGTAGTCAGCTCTTCCTTTGCTCAAAATGGTATAACAGTAGAAGTAGCTTTAGAAAATACTGGTAACGTTAACTTCCCATCTGATAGTACGTACAATAAAGACTTAAGGTATAGGAGCGTTAACCACCTTTATTACAATAACTTTAACGTAACCGGTTCTGCAATAATTTCAGGGTCTTACGAGCACTACCTAGAAACTAGCCTACCCTCAGGGTCAAGAAAAATTTATACTTCAGCTTCTATTTTCTCCTTTCCTAGAAGTATAATAGGCAGTTATATAAAGCCGTCTTCTTTTTCAATTACAGCTTTATTTGGAACAGCAGAATCAGATAGAAGAAGGCTTATAGATTCCGGAGAAGGATATCTTACTTTTTCCGGATCAGCAGTTACAGATTTACCTAACTCGATTACTTCTTCGTACGCAGTGGGGGATATTAACTACAGACACGGTACAGTAGTTATTACTGATAACGACCTAGTAAATTGGTTTCAAATAAGCAGTAGTTATACAGCTAGTTGGGAATCAACTCAACCAGTATTTACTTCTCATAACCACTGTAGAGTAAGATCATCTGATTTATCTTTTAGCTCTAACCCTTCAGCTTGTAAACCTGAAAACGCTTTATCAGGATCACTTGCTTATTCTGGCGGACTACCTAAAGATAATATTACTGGTAGTGAATTTAAACCTTACGCTACAACAGTTGGACTTTATAATGATGCAACTGAACTTATAGCGGTTGCCAAACTAGGTCAACCGATCCCTAAATCTAAAACAAACGATATGACATTCGTAGTAAAATTCGATATATAAAATATGTGGTTATATAAAAACGAGGTTATAGGTAGCATTAGAGAAATGCCAAAAGATACATATGGTTTTATCTACCAAGTTACTCATCTACCTTCAGATAGAAAATATATCGGTAAAAAAGTACTTTACTTTGAACGTAATGTTCGTTTAGGTAAAAAAGAGCTTCAAGCTTTAAAAGAAGAAAGAAAAGCTAAAGGTATAGGAGGTAGAACACCTTTAAAGAAGAAAGTAATTAAAGAATCAGACTGGAAGACTTATTACGGATCTCAGACTGAAATAAAAGATTTAGTAAAAAATGGAAAAGAGTCGGATTTTGAAAGAGAAATTCTTAAATTTGTAGACAATAAGAAGCATCTTACATACTTTGAGTGTAAGTATCTATTTATATATGAAGTTTTAGAAAATAA